CGGCGGATCGTCGTCGGACTCGCAGGCTACAGTCTGCGAGCACGCTGTGAAGCGTTAGCTCAGGCTGCGCTTGTTGGCGTGTTTATATTGTCGGCTTCTTGCCGGCTCTAGCGACAACAATATTTTGAAAGGAGGGCTTGGAATGTTAATTCCATGCTCGCTCACCGAACCTGGGAGACGTAACCTCGTCTCCCAGCTTGGTGGGTTGGTCAAGGGTTGCTGGGCTGACTTCGTGACTCCGTTAGTGGCACCCGTGCCAGGCACTCGGGATGAGGGCCGATCATTGGTGGCCGAGGTCGTGTTCCTGTTCTGTCAGCTCACCAGCGTTTTTCCCTGGTTGCGCGATGTGGAAGTCGCACAGAGAGCAAAGCATGGCTCCTACTCGCTCCGCGCGGGTTATGCAGAGCGTCCGCCGGCACATCCCGATACGGGTGTGCAGCGGGAATCTCTGCGGGAGGGGGTCATGAGGTACTATGCTCCCTACGAGACAGCTGTGAACTACAAGCTGTTAGCCGAGGCAACCAGGCAGGTTAGAGAGTGGTTGGGGAAAGGGAGCTTGCATGCATCGGATACGATGCAGGCCGCTGTTTCCTTTCGTAAGCGGGCTTCGTGTGGTTGGCCCCATTTTGTCTCCGCGACAGCGTCTCCGGTTGAGTATTTTCTGATTGCGCATGCCATCGCAGAGGATGGTTTTGACCTGCGCAATGCTAGAAACCAGCCAGGTGTCTTAGGCACCCGAGGGCAGGCGGCCGGTCCCAAGCTGTACGCAAAGAATCGAGCGATTTATGGATTTCCGCGGGGCTTGAACATTCTCTGTAAGAGGGTGTTCACCCCTACCTTCGAACGCCTCTCGCAGCATTCGTATTTTGCTGCCTGGCGGTCTCGACGTGATGTCGACGAGGGTGTAACGCGGATGTTTCGGAGAACTACTCGACCTATCTTGTCGGTCGACTTCTCCAACTTCGACGCGACGGTTCCGTTCGTGCTCATCGACGCCGCGTTTGATATCCTACGCTGCTGGTTTGACTCAGCCGACCACGCGCTGATAAGCTTCTGTCAAGAAGCGTTTAAGCGCACCGGGATCCTATGTCCAGGGGAGCTTTTCCCTGGTGAAGAGCGGTTAGGTGGGATCCCGTCAGGTGTTGTTCTGACGAACCTGATCGGGAGCATCGTAAATTACTTA